AGAAGCCATATCCACAGCACCATCAATGTCCACGACATCAAGGTTTGTTACACCATCTACGTCTATATCGCCTGAGATGTCTAAGGATGTTGCCGCTACCTCGCCTGTTACTGTGATGCCGCCACTGGCTGTGGCTAGTTTGGCTGAGTTGTCGTGAAACAAAGTTACAGCACCACCATCAACCATGTTTATATAACTATCTTCTGATGCAAATGCTTCTAGTTTTAAATTATTTCCTCGTATTTTTAAATCGCCAGTTCCTGTATCAGCTATTAAAGAATTAGAACCTGTATGTGAAATTTGCAAATCTGACCCAGCACCAAAATTAGCCTTTACTCCATCAAGAAAAGTAGCATCTGCTCCAAAATTACTAGCACCGTCTATATCTACTACGTCTAGGTTAGTAGTTCCATCAACATCTATATCGCCTGAAATATCAAGACTTGCAAATACTGAAGTACCTGTACTTGTAACTTTACCTGCTACATTAATTGGGTGTGAGAAATCAAACTCATCGTTAGTTGTGTCCCAAAGAATTGTAGCATCGTTAGACGCATCTACAGCATCTTGAATAGTAAGACCTGCACCATTAGCAGAGCCTGAAGTATCTCCTGCACCTTTGTTAAGTGTTATGTTTTTATCTTCGACATCAAGCGTTGCAGTATTTAGAGTTGTTGTATCTCCTTGAACTGTAAGATTTCCTGCAATTACAACATTAGAATCTGCTGTCAATACGCCAGTAACATCTAGTGTTCCTGCTATGTCTATATTGTTTGCAAGTTTAGCACCTGTGACTGCATCATCAGCAATGTCACCTGTAGCGATTGTTCCGTCTACTATCTTTGCACTTGTAATCTGACTATCTGCAATGTGTGCTGTGTCAATAGAGCCATCAACATATTGGTCAGAGTCTACAGAGTTTGCAGACATGTGTACTAAGTCAATACTGCCATCTACATACATTTGAGAATCAATAGCATTATCAGCTATCATAGATTGGACAATAGCGTTATCACCGATTACAAAGTCTAAAGTGTTATCTGCATCATCGTATGTAACTGCAATACCTGTTTCAGTATTAGAAGCTACCATAGCTCCAACAGTATCTGATATGGTTTCTGCTAGAGTAACACCAGCAATAGTAATTGCATCAGCTTCTAAAGTACCGTCAATGTCTGCGTTACCTGATATATCTAAGGTTGCCGCATCTAGTTCACCACTAATAGTAATATTCCTACCACCAGTAATGTCTTTGTTTGCATCTGTTATAATAGCTTTACTTGCTATAACTGTTCCGTTAGTTATACCATCTATTAAGTTTATGTCTGCCGCAGTAGCTGTAACTGTTGTACCATTTATAGATAGTGCATCTGTTTCAAGTGTACCATCAATATCTACGTTACCGCTGATATCCAAAGAACCTGCATCAAGTTCTCCAGTAAGTGTAATGTTTCTAAAGCCTGTAATATCTTTGTTAGCATCAACTGCTACACCTTTAGAGGCTACGATAGTACCTGCTGTAGTTCCGTCAAGTAAATTAAGTTCTGCGGCTGTTGATGTAGTTGCTAGTGTAACTGCACCACTAGAGACGTTAAAGTCATCTGAGTTAAATGATGCAATACCTTTGTTAGATGTTGTAGCATCTTCACCAGTAATTGTTAGAGTATTACTAGATGCTGAAGTATCAATACCTTCACCACCTGTAACTGTTAATGTTTCGCCGTCTAAGTCGATTGCAATAGTACCACTGTCGGATACTAGGTCTAAGTCTTGTGCTGTGTCTTGTGCGTCTACGTAAGCTTTTACGGACTGTTGTGTTGGGATAAGTGTTGCTGAGTTAGAAGCCATGTTGTCTTCATCAACAAAAGCTGTCACTGTAATAGTACCATCTGTGATACTACCATATGTTAAAGTGTTAATAGTAGTAGCGTTAATTGTACCGCCTTCTACTTTATCACCAGAAATTTGATTATCTGCTAGTGTTAGTGAACCTGCTGAAACATCTAAAGTTTTACCAGAGCCTACAGTAATATTAGCGGCATCTATCGTACCACCATTAATATCTGCTGTATCAGCTACAAGGCTATCAATGTTTGCAGTGCCATCAATAAATAAGTTTCTCCACTGCTGTGTAGAACTACCAAGGTCATATGTATCGTCATCATCAGGAATAATGTTAGAGTCTACATCAGCACCGAATACAACATTGTCAGTAGCCGCATCACCCATAGTGATTGTGCCACCGTTAAATGTAGTTGTACCTGTTACTGTTAAGTTACCACCAACTCCTAAGTTACCAGAGATATCTGCGTTGCCATTCATATCAATAGTTGTAGCGGCAATTTGGATTTCGGTATCGGCTACTATATCGAGTTGTCCATCAGTGCTAGAATTAATATAAATTGCTGTGTCTCTAAACTGTACCTTTTCTGTTGTTGTGAGTAGTAGGTCATCTGAGAATTGGAAGTAATCCTCATCTTCCATCCAAGTTAAAACACCATCGTTAGAGTTAGCGTTAAAAGTAATTACAACATCGTTGTCTGTGTTAGTACCAAATACTAAAGCATTGCTAAACAGATTTGAAATTGGTCCACCATCACCTGCGGTAGAACCATCATGGGTATGTCCTGTTGCTACGTTAAAAGCATTTACTAGTTGGTTAAATTCGTTATTAAATAGTGCCGCCGTAATTGTATCGCCATCACTAAACGAACTCTGTCTTACATAAGTAGCCATTGATTATCTCTCCTATTGTCTTCCTGATGGTCTATAATTTACATACAAACCGTTAATTGCATATGGTGCATTTGTGTCTGCACTAAATATTTTAAAAAAGTTACTGTGTCCACTACCTGTTAAAGCTTGCCTTACAAGAGGCTGTTCTGTTGCACCAAACTTTTGAGCATTAAATAAAGCCTTACCAAAAATAGCAGGTTCAGGTATCTCTGTTAGAACTACGTCAGCAGGTTGTGGAGTATCTAAACTGTCGTAATCAAATCTAACTCTTAGTGTTGGTTGTGCATCTCCTTCTGGAGTAAATGCAATTTTAGCATAATCTAAAGTCTTAAGAGTTCCTAAGTCACCATAGTCATAATCTGGAGACTGATACTCTGCTTCAATGTTTGAACCGTTAAAACTATTTCCTAAGTTATGGTTATAAATTTTACCATCTCTATCACCATGATATACTTTTTCTAGTCCTGTACTATCAAATCCAGATGTAATAGCAGGGGCTTGTATACCCAGTGTTTCTGACCATTCAAATCCTTGTGGTCTAAGTGTTCCTATAATACCTCTTGAAGTTGCCGCAGTATCTGTTGAAGTACTATAAAACATTCTATACTGTGACTTATCTCTAAGCACAACACTACTAAATTGTAATGTATTAGCGGCGGCGGCAATATCATTAATCAAAGGCTGTATAGCTTGACTAATTGTACCTAACTCAACGTCACCAATTCTTGATGTACCAGCAACTGTTCTGAATCCATCAGGTGCTAAGAATATCAAGTCACCAGCAATCTCTTGGATTGTCTGACCATCTAAACAACCTACGTTTTTAGTTACAGGAACTACAGCAGTCGTAGCCGCATTATTTATATTTTGTAATTTAAATATTGAGTTTTGACAGAATATAAATAATTCGTTACGGAAACTTTTAAGACCTACTACCTTATCTTCTAGTGTTACACTACCAGAACCTGTGCCTGTAAAGTGGTCTATGTCTCCTGTAGAGCTATAGTAAATAGTGTTAGGTGTTGCAGGGTCTCCAGCAACTACTAAATGCTGGTCATGTATTGTACAAAACTTTGCAGTAGTAGAACCACTAATAGTTATTTGACTTGCAAAGTATGTTCGTGCATTTAAGTTTGCAGAAGAGCCTGTCATTTTAAATAAGAAAGGTTTATTATTACCACTCTTATCTGTAATAACTACTTCACCGTATTGTGACGTACCTTCATAAACAGCAAACTCACATTGGTCTACACTACTAAGTGCTAACTCACTTCTGCCTGTAAATGCAGAATAATTATCTCCACTAGCATCAACACTAGCTTTATTAAGTTGTAGCCAAGCATCCTCTCCATCTTGACTGAAAAATATATCATCACCTACGACAGCTAGTACGCCATCAGCATATACTAACAAACCTTCTACATCATTAGTCGTATTAGGCAATGTATCGCCAAATAAACTAAATCCGTTTATTCTACGATAACCACCCTCTGGTGAAACCTCAAAGTTTCTTAACTTTGTAGCTACTCCTGGGGTTTGTAGTAACGCTAAAGAGTTAGTAGACTTATTAAGTCCACCACCTAAAGGTACTGAAAATGGTTGAGAACCTGCCATTTAGAAATAAGTCCTATCGTCTGACATATAA